TGTTTCCTTCTACGCCCGAAATAGTTATTTCTAAACCGTTGGAATACGGAGTAGTGGGATCAACTTCCATGATTACAGTATTAGCACCGTAACCGAACGCATTAGCACCATCAGGTGTTAAATCTATGATATCAGTAGCAAGTGTACCCTTAGGAGTCCAACTTAAATTTCCCGATCCATCAGTTTGTAGAACATATCCAATAGCACCACCGGTAATTCTAACATTAGATACATCACCCAACGTAATTAAACCGCCTGCTGATCCGCCGCGATTGACCCAGTTATTACCATCATATGCTAATACTTGACCGTTGACTACAGTATTGCTTATATTTAAATTACCAATGGAACCTTCTATCTGACTAAAGTCTATTTCAGAATAAGAAGTTAAAACTTCAATATTTTCGTTGGGGGTTTCTTTACCTATGAACAGACGTTTTTCGTCTGATGCCCAGCCGAACTCTGCTTCAGAGAGTTGAGGAAGATCAACTAGGTTGCCTGATCTTTGCTGTTGTTTTGAGATTTGTATAATGGCCATAAGATATAACTTTCCATAATAGTGTTATATCTTATTTATCTTTAATACATACTAAACGAACTGAGTGTAGTACTGCTCTAAACGTTTGAACCATTCGTTAACATAGTGGTCATACTCTATACCTTCTATAATAAATTCTTGATACTCGTTGTCTTTAGTACACATAAGGATAACTCCCTTGCGTATGTTAGTGTTAAACATTTCATTATGTGCTGATCCGTATGCAGCTAATTGGATAAAATAATCTTCAATCCATTCACGTTTCTTGGCTTTATTAGCTTGTTTAAAGTCCATGATAGCTTCTTGATTATCATGAACTCCTGCTAAGTCAGTAGTACCTGCATACATTTCTGGAAAATAAAGACTGGCTTCAGTAGCCCAAAATTCATTACATTTAGACAAACCTTGTTCAATAATAGACTGAGCCATTAAATGACTTTGTTGACTATAGGGGTTGGAGCCAGGATCACCGGTAGCACCAAGCTTTACATAATTCTCTAACCACTTGTGCATACGAGTACCGCGACCAGCAGCTTCGGTAGTTATAGCTTGTGCTTGTTTATGACCTACACGGTTACGCCAGTTTTGTAATGCTTTTTTTGCTTCTTCAGGTTTAGTAGCGTCTAAAATAGTTGTTACAGAGGGGACAGCGAATCCGTCGGGAGTTATATACTTTCTAGCTCCGTTTAGCGTTTCTCTTTTTAGTTCTTTATAGTTAAATTTGTTAGGATTGTACATTGGGTTCATCAAATTGTAAAACTCTCACCACAGCCGCATCGGGCTTTTTCATTCGGGTTTGTAAATTCAAATCCTTCGTTAAAATCTAATTTCTTATAATCTATTGCTAGACCAGAAACATAGACAAGTGATTTTTCAGTTATAAAAACAGAAAAGGTTTCAAACTTAAATTCATGATCAGTTGAATCAGCTACATCAACGAATTCTAAGACATAAGAAAATCCACTACATCCTGTGGATTTTACACCTATTCTTATACCGAGGCCTGAACCTCTTTTCTCTAGTTGTGATTTTACTCTGTCTGTCGCAGTATCGGATAATTTAATCATAGTGTATTATACAAAAGAAATAAGAAAGACACAACAAAATAGGCTATTTCATTGCGCTTTTAGCCATTTGAGCTACAGTTTTTTCTTGTTCGGATTCTTGATTGGGGTTTTCTGAATCATCAGATTGTCCTTTGAAAACAACTTTATCGCCTTGTATATTGGTAATAACTTGTTTTAAAGGAGGAACTTGTATCATGTTGTACAAGTCAGTTACATCTAGGATTATATCATATTCTTGAAAATAATCTAATAACTGATCTGTAGTCATACCAAAATTTAATTTGTTATTTTCCAAATCAGTTTTTAGTTGGTCGGTTACCGCAACAAGTTTTGCGCTAAGACCTGGGTCTGTTTCAAGTTCAAAAAGACGCATTATCTTTTTGCTCTACCTACTCCGCCTACAGCAGCTTGTTCAGGTTCTTCAATGTCCAAATCCATGTCAATATCAGCACCGTCATCCATACCAAGATCATCTGCTGGCGCTAATTCATCCATACTTTGATCAGGTGCAGCAAATGAATCCATTCCACCTTGACCAGTGATTGTACCTAATGCTCCTTGTAAAGAAGTTTTAGTTGTTAACAAAGCATCATTTAAGGTTTGTAAAGAACTGCTAGCTTGATCATTGAACTGAGTGCTTTCATTTGCACCAATTTCAGATTGAATGCTGCTTACTAATGCAGGAAGTTCTTTAACCAACATATCGTTAACATCTTCGTACATCTTTTGTACAGTATCAATCATGTCTTGCGCAGCTAAGATTACTTGTGACTTTTCAACTTCTTCATTTTCAAAAACAATACGAGGACTAGGTCTGTTAAGTAAATCAATGTAATGAGAATTCAATGCTTGTTCCATGAAAACAAGTTTCATGTAGCTTGGGGAAGTTTGATTTTTATAGAAATCAGCAGCTTGCTTAGATTCTTTAATAAGTGAAGATACTTTAGTCAACATAGTTTTTGTTTTTATCTTATCCAAAGAGGATACATCAAAGTTGACACTAAAGCTTTCTTTTAGTGCTGTTTTAGCATAATTCTTGTTTTCTAAGTCATTTAGTTTCATAATATTGTTCCAATGTTGATTTAGTATTTATCTTTTCTCGCTAGATTAGCAGTGTTAAACTTTTTAGTTTGCCACTCTTTAGAAATATTTATATATCTATTTAGTTGTTTAAGCAGTATTTTTTTCTTTAAGTTATCTTCTTCTATCTTAGTAACATAGATATCGCGGAATTTATCATCTTTAGTACTGTTAAGAATCTTGCTTTTTTGTAATAAGTCTATTTCTAAACTACTTAACTTAAAGTCCAATTGTTCAATATTCTTACATTCCATTGCTTTTTTCAATTCTTTGAACACGCACCAAGTAACTGCGGTTTTTAAGGTACTGAATATTTTTTCTTGGTCATTATCATCTATTAATAATCTATAATGGTTGTCTTTTTTAAGTGCTGCGTATTTTCCAAATAATATATAACTGTTACTATCTATGGGTAATACTATCATGTTCATAGTTTTATTGTTTTTATCAAGTATTTGGTTTTCTAAAAACTTTTCAACTTTAATCTGTTTGTTTTTCTTCATATAATCTCAAAATGTATATTCTTTAATTCGGGACTAATGTTTAAAAATGTAGGTAAGTTACTTATTTCTAAACTGTCTTTTATCATAGGAACATTATCACAATCTGTGTATAACGAACCCAATTCATCTATGCCATTATCAAAAACGCTTGAATGATGTACTTCAAATTCAAAAGACCAGCAATATACCTTTTCTTTAGACAAGTATAATAATCCAAACTTATTAAATTCACTTAAGTTTATTTCTAACTTTTGAGGATCTTTTAACAGTTCAGGTTGTGATCGCAATGATATAATCTGTAGTATTGTATCAAAATTACATTGTGTATTTCTAGATTGCAACCAAGCTGCTACATCATCACTTGGCTTAGTGCGATTAGTCGTGCCGGTTCGTGTGATATTGAATAATGTATAACATCTAATTCTATGTGACATAGATATATTTATTGGCATAAAAAAACCCTGAGAAAAACTCAGGGTCTTTTGTGTTGCGATTAACTAATAAATTAGTTTGTGAATGTTGCAGTCGCAGCAATAGATACAGCTTCACCGCATGCAGCAGTCAATTCAGCATCAAGTGAACCAGCAGCAGTAGCAGTTACATCGCCCCATGCACCAATTGGGTACATAGCTACTGCTAAAGTGTCGTTAGTATCAGTAGTGAACTCATACATGTAAATTGTTGCTAATTGCTGAATAGTATTCACAGCAGCAAGAATCTGTGCACCAGTAGTACCGGTACCGGTAAAGGTAATAGTTGCAAACTCAAGCTTTGGGCCCTGTGGCTGAACAGAAGCTGCTGAAGTTACAGTGTTAACACCAGTGTTAGTGTATGCTGCGCTGTCTAAGTGTAGAACTGGTTTAAAGTCACCATTGACTCTTGTAAATTGTGCCATTTTAAATATCCTTTAAATGTTTTGAAGCCTACTGCTCCATACAAATATTTATGCCAAATAGAAAAAAATGCTGGTTTAGGATATATTATTTGTTAAAATGGGCAGCTCCAAAACGCTGTCTGTCTACTATTTTAACTAAACCTGAATCAGTAGGAAATACGAATCCTTCTCCGCCTTTTTGCCCACCTGACGACTGTTCAAAGCCTTGAACTTGGTTTTCAAGTTGATTGGATACATTAACTTTTAGTTTGTATATTGCATTCCACACTTTGACAAGAGCATTCAATCCTTCTGCGTTTTGCTGTAAATAACCAGTACCGTCAGTTCCTACTAAGAAGTTATACTGTGATTTACTGATATTTTGAGATAACCATGGTACTAACTTATCGTTAGTTTGCTTGGTTATTTTATGATTCATGTATTTCTTTAATGCTTCACGCGCAACGCTACTAAGTCCGCTTAAAAAGTCGTCTATAACTTTACTGTTTGTTGATAACACGCTTTCAGCATCATTAATTAGTTTAGCAGGAGGCTTAATATTGAATGTAACTCCGGCAGAAGCAGGTATCAAAGCTACATTAGATTTATTCATTGCTGGCTCACCGCGCCATGGTTTGTTATCAAACTCGTGAACGATTAAGAAGCCTACTTTTCCTTGAAGTTGTTTACCAAGATCAGACTCAACTGGTATGCG